CCTTTAAAAAATCCATCAGGTACAGCTATTACTAATGCATTTAGCACGAGTAATGGACAACCAACTGTTACTATTACCTTTCCTACAGCTCATGGTTTTTTAGCAGGAGATATTATTTTATTTGGAGACGCTTCTACTTTTTCAGCTATCTCAGGATCTAGTTTTGGATCGGCTGATTTTGCTGATAAAAAATTTATGGTAACTTCAGTTCCTACTGGAACAACCTTAACTATTACAATGCCTAGTAATGAAGGAGGAGCAGGAGCAACTACTTCTGGAGGCATAACTTATTTTCAATATTACCATGTTGGACCACCAGACCAAGTAGGAGTTTTTGGTTATGGTATTTCTCAATGGGGTGGAACTGTATCGAGTCCACAAACTACAACATTAAACGGAGGATTAAATGCTGATTCTGCTGGAACAGGCGGAACCGGAACTACAATTAATGTAGCAAGCACAGCTAACTTTCCATCTTCAGGAACTAATTTTATATTAGTGGGCACTGAAGAAATATCTTACACAGGAGTTACATCTACAAGTTTTACTGGAATAACTAGAAATGTTAGAGGAACTACAAATGCTTCGCACAGCACAGGAGCAACGGTAACTGATACGAGTAGTTATGCAGCTTGGGGTCAAGCAGCAGCGACCACGGATAAAGTTGCAGAACCAGGTATGTGGTCTTTAGATAATTTAGGAAGTAACTTAATAGCTTTAATATTTAACGGTGAGTGTTTTGAATGGAATTCAGATTTAGCAAATGCAGTAAGCACAAGAGCTACCATTATTAGTGGTGCACCAACAGCGTCTAGAGATATGTTAGTCTCTACACCCGATCGTCACTTAGTATTTTTTGGAACTGAAACAACTATTGGTGATAAAACAACACAAGATGAAATGTTTATAAGATTTTCATCTCAAGAAAATATTAATGATTATGCACCTACAGCAACCAATAGTGCTGGTACACAAAGACTGGCCGCCGGATCACGGATCATTGGAGCTAAACTAGGTAGAAATGCAATTTACGTTTGGAGTGATACATCTTTATTTACTATGAGATTTGTTGGAACTCCTTTTACATTTGCTTACGAACAAGTTGGAACTAACTGTGGATTAATAGGTAAGAACGCTGCAGTAGAAGTTGATGGTGCTGCGTATTGGATGTCCGATAATGGTTTTTTTAGATACACTGGTAAACTAGAATCTATGGATTGTTTAGTTGAAGATTATGTTTATAATGATCTTAACACAACATCTAATCAAATGATTTATTGCGGTATTAATAATTTGTTTGGAGAAGTTATATGGTTTTATCCTACAGCAGATTCAAATGTAAATTTAAGATCAGTTACTTATAGTTATTTAGATTCAACAGCTAAAAGACCAATATGGTTTACTAACGATAGTTCTTTATTTACTAGAACAACATGGCAAGATTCAGCTGTATTTGGTTTACCTCATGCTACTCAATACGATGCAGATACAGATACTTCTTTTGATGTAACAGGAAACACAGAAGGAATTACATATTATTATGAACATGAAACAGGAGTTAATCAAATAAGAGGAGGAGTAACAACAGCTATTCCATCTAATATTACTTCTGGTGATTATGATATTACACAAAAAATTATAAGAGGAGCTGCAACCAATATGGCAGATCTTAGAGGTGATGGTGAAAGCATTATGAGAGTTAGTAGAATTATACCTGATTTTATTAATCAACAAGGAAATGCTATTATACAATTAGATCTTAGAAATTATCCAAATGAAACAGCAGCTAGCTCATCACTTGGACCATTTACCGTAGCACCCACTACAACAAAAGTTGATACAAGAGCTAGAGCTAGATCAATAGCTCTTACTATATCTAATACAGCAGTAGATACTAGTTGGAAACTGGGTACGTTTAGATTAGATATACAAGCTGGAGGAAGAAGATAGTGAAGTTATTTGGGATAGATACTGATTTAATATACGATCAAGGATTTGATTCAATGCAAAAATATCGTGAACGTAATCCAGACAATCCTAGCGAAGTATTAAAAACATCTGGAGGAAAGTTATCTAACATACGACATGGTGTTTCTACATCATTATTACGAGATGGTATTTTAAAAATACTTGATCCTAAATCTTTTACTACAAAAACAGTGCCACCAAGTATGAATTTTAAAAGAGGAACAGTATCAGATCGAGGTGTTAATCCTGTAAAAAAAGCAATAGCAAATGTACTTGCTTATGCCGGAGCTGCTACTAATGAATTTGGAGAAGGTTTTTTTGAAAAAGAAACTGCAGAAGATTTAACAGCTAATTTATTTGGTTTACTAAAAACAGATGTTTATGATAGCCCTGAAGATAAAGCTGAAACAATAAATAGATTGTTAGAAACTGATAAAGGAGCTGTAAATGAATACTTACAAAGTTTAGCTCCTGAAGATAAATATCAATTAGATATGCGTCATATGCTTCCTTTTAGGTTTGATAGAATGAGAGAACAAGATTTAAGAGGAATGAAACAAAAAGAAGATAAACGAACTGACGCAATTAATTTTGGATTAGGAGTATTTAGTGGCTAAAATAGTACAAACATTAACTAGAGCTAGTAACGAATATGAACCAGATGTAGCACAGTCTTTAGTTAGAGATTTAGATGCGGTATTAGAAAAATTAAATACAACGTTTCAAGAAGAATTAAAACAGGAGATAGAAGCTAGAAGTTTCTTTTTAGATTAATGGCAGTAGTAAACCAA